ATTTGTCGGTGGTGATGCCGCTGACGTTGCCAGTCAGAACAAGGTTCTTCTTGAACTCGTCCATTTCCGACGCGCCAGCGTAAGCGGCATAACCGATGCCGCCGATGGCAGCTACCGCCAGATTCAGCGGGGTCAGCAGCCCGACAACGTAGCCGCCAAGGGCTTTGGCCGCAGCACCGGCACCGCCGAACATGTCTTTTAGCTGGCCGCCCTGCTGCAGGAATACGGTCAACGGGGCTTGGCCGCCAGCAATGCTGGTTGCGATGTCGGTGAACTGCGCTGGAACGCCACGCAATGCGGCAGCGGTCTGGGCTGCGGAAATTCCTACACTGTTCAGCGATGCACTAGCCGCTTTTGATGCCTCTTGCGAGCGCATCTCAAGTTCACGCAACTTGGACAGCAGAGGGTCAAACTTGGCCTTATCCAGGCCACGTTCCTCGATCTTGAATTCCAGCTTCTGCGATGCGGTTTTGCCAAGCAGTTCTAAATTCGTGGTGGCGCGCTTGATAGATGCAGCGATGCGGCCCTCAGCGCGGCTGAACTCGTCTGCGCTTTTCGACGCGCCTGATCCGATACCATCAACAGCAGCGCCAGCCTTCGAGCCTTCGCGCTGCATGCGCTCTGCCATCTGACCAGCGGCATCGCCGACGCGTTTCAGCGCGCTTTCTGCGTTCTCCGTGCTCACCTCAACGGCGGCTTGGACTTTCATCTGGTCAGTCATGATTTACCCAAATAAAAAGGGCCGGCACGCGGCCAGCCCTAGTTTTCTTCACGCATGGCATCCAGTGCCGCACGCTCAAGCACCTGCAGATCGTCAAACGCCTGTTGCCAGTCATCTGCGAACAGACGATCCAGCAGCGGATAGACCGCCTCGTATCGCAACCCGACTGCGCCGGACATGCCGACATGCCATTGCGTTCCGAGCCGACAGAAGAGCATTACAATCTGCCAGTTTTCTGGCCAGACTTCAACGTCAGCGTTTTGCATCGCGACGATTGACGCCAAAAATGGGTTATTCGCGGCCTGCGTGTCCTCTTTCTTGTAGAGGGCAGAGGCCGCTCGAATCAGTTTCCCAGCCGGCCTTCAGTAATGGCTACCCGGTACGCTTCCATGATGGCAAACACCACTCCCGGCAGTTCGTCACACAATGACTTAATGTTCTCCATGGAGAAATCTTCGTCCAGGTTCCAGCCTTCTGCAACGCGCATGATCTGCCCGGCATGTCTATCGACGCCGGTTTCATACGCCCGCTTCAGCAGCGTGGCGGTATCTTCATCTCTTGCCGCCGGAGATACGCCATTCTCTGCGTGGATTTCATCCAGGAACGCGCCGAACTCGGTGCGAGTGCGGTACTTGAATTTCATCTCGATAGCGCCGTCAGTGCCGTCCAGCAGCTTCACATTTACGGTTGCATTGAAGTTTTTTGGACGTGCGCCCAGCTTGATTTTTGCCATGATTTTGTCTTTCTGTTGTCGATTAAAAAGGCACTGCAGGAGCGACCTGCGGGCGTAAAAAAAGCCCGCCGAAGCGGGCCTTGTGGCAACTATTAATACGAGATCGAGCGGCCAAGGACGGTCAGCGCTGCATCAACGGTGTTCACCTGATTGTTGTTCAGCTTCGGCATTTCAGACGCGCTCATGTAGCCGTAACCGTAAGTCACGGCGCCGCCGGAAATCACCTGCTTGAATGCCACCTTCGACAGCGTGCGGGAGATGCCAAGCATGGCCTGATAGTTGGCGTTGCTGGCGTCGTGCGCCAGTGTCAGCGTGACCGAGGTGGCGTTGAAGCCAGTCGGGATTTTCACTCCGTTGCGCTTGGACAGGGGCGCAACGTCGGTGAATCGCGCGTCACCGCCCGACGAACTGATTGTCAGAACCTGCGGGATTGACGTCCAGCCGGACAGCTTCTGCGCCGAACCGGTGCCGGTTCCAGCGGGGAAAAAGCTAGTGTTCGACGTGTCCAAACCCTGAATGCTGAATGAGTTGGCATCGATGACGGTTACCTTGTAAACCGTGTCGGTTGCGTCTTCCCACCCGGAAGTCAGCAGGATTTCGTCGTTTGTCGCATAACCGTGGGCGGTGCTGGTGGCGACTGCCGGGTTAGCGTTGGTCAAAGCGGTGATGGTTTTGGCGCTGGCGAAGGTTTGCGAGAACTGATGAGAGCTGCCTTCAGGAAAAAAATAGGCCATGGTGTTCCTTTCAAGGGACGAAAAAAAACCGCCGTGAGGCGGTTGGTTGCGCCCTTTGCGGGCATAAAAAAACCCGCCGGAGCGGGTTAGTTGTGTGGTTTGTTTTTCGGCTTATCTGGCGGCCCAGATCGAATAGCTCTGTATGCAGCCATAGAGCTGCGTCTCTGGTTCGTAAGTTGATAGTGCCTCGCCTCCGGGCGTGGCCAGGAACGCAGCAGAGGCGCACATGGAGTCTTCGATGCTGCGAATCATGGCCAGAGCTTCGGCGCGGGTGGTGCTCCAGACGTTGACCTGCATCATCGTGTTGCGCTTGTCTGCAGCGGTGTTATCGACAAAGCGGGCGGTTTCGCCGCCCAATCCTTGCCAAGTGATGTATGGTTTTGCGGCTGCCTCTGGCGCCACGTCAGGAAACACACGCGGGCAGAGGGTTTTCAGCAGCGCAACCAGATCGGATTCCATGCTCATGACCCGTTGACCTCTTCGATAAACCGCTGCTTGATTGCCTCGCGCACTTGCTTGCGTGTCTCAGCCACTGCGCGGCGGATGAATGAATGCGCGGGCGCTTTGCTGGTTCCAAACTCAACCATGGCGCCATAGGGCGCCTTGTCTGCGTTCCAACTGACGTGATAGGTGCTCATATCGCTGAAACTGTTGTCTTTGCTGAACACCTGATAGATCGAGTTCCGCAGCGTGCCGGGGCGATATGGCCCATAGATCGCGTGCGTTCCGTGGAACATATGCGCCGCGCTCGACACTGGCGCCAGCGCCTTCGCCCGCTCGTAAATAATCTGCGCCCCAGCCTGCGCCGCTGGCCGTGTAGCTTGGTTCATTTTGTTGGCCGTCGCCTGCAATTGCTGTTGGAAGCCGGCGATATCAACCTTGATGCGAGCACTCACAGCGCCACCTCACAGATCAGCGTCATGTACGCACGGGTTTTCATGTCCGGGATGATGTCCACGATATTGTAAGTGACTTCTCCGATGCCGATGCGCATGTCGCGGGTGATGAGTTTGTTCATCCGCATCTTGGCGCTGCATTTCGATGTGGATGTTTCGCGGCCTGCCTTGATGGTTTCGATGCCGCTGACAAAGCGCACATCCGCCCACGCCTTGCCGAACTCGATCCATGTTTCGACGGGCTGGCCGAGTGCATCTTCGCCGCTGCCACGTCCGATCAGTGCGATGCGGGTATTGAGCCTGCCAATCACGTCACACCCCCGGCACCCAAAACGGATCGAGCAAACCTTCCCAGAAACAGCGCGGCAATTCGGCAACCGGCTGGCCGGCGGTCAATGCTTCGCGGGTTTCGTACCACGCACCGATGGCCAGCAGCATCCATGCCTTGACGCTCTGCGGCACGTCAGCAGCGTCGCCATAGCCAGCGGTAAAGCTAACCTGCACTGATCCAGGATGATCTCGGCAAGACGGCCAGCTTTTGCCGTAGGCGGGAATGATGCGTCCGACCAGTTCGTCGGTAATCACGTCATATTCGGTATTCGCCAGCGTCTGGCGCGTGCCGTCGTTGTCGAGATACGTCACGGCCTGCACCGATTGCAGCTTCGGAAGCGGCAGCTCCAGCGAATCAGCCGGGAACGTGTCAACTGAGTAGCGCCATTGCTGCGTGACCATGGCCCGCCCGGTGCGATGCTCCGCCTGCTGGCGGGCAGTGACGATCAGCGCGGAAATCAGGCTGTCGTCGTCGGTGATGTCTGCATCAACACGCAGATGCAGATTGGCCTCTGCGAGCGTCAGCGGCTCTGCTGCCGGAGCCGCAATTTTTGTCAGCATGGTTTTTTCGCCAGAAGATCAAACGCGCCGATGGCAGCAAGCTCGTCAGCGGCAGAGGCTGGAAGCGTCGCATAGTCTCCAGACTTCAGATCGTGCGCAGGAATATCAACCAGTGCGCGACCGGATTTTTCTGCAACCGATTCGGCTTCGTTCTGTTTAGTGCGTGCCATATCGGCTCCAGAAAAAACCCCGCCGAAGCGGGGTGATGGTTTGTTGATTAGGTGGCATTAACTTGCAGAATTTTGGTATACCTTGACTGCAGCGGTATCCAGCAGATTCGAGCCGGTGCGCATCCAGCCGCAGAAACCGACTTGGCCGTTCAGCGCAAAAGCCGAGTCATCGAAGCGACGAATAATCACGCCGTCAACGTCACGGATCACGAACTGCGAGAAATCACCGAATGCGATGGACTTGGCATTGGCGGCCATCGCGGCAACGTCATCGTTAACCACGTACGAATAGCCGCAGATGGTTGCTGGAGCGCCGCCAGAAATCGACTCGTCATCGCCCGGTGTCCAGATCGGACGGCCAGTGGTGTCTTTGATCTTGCGCAGCACTTTCAGGGACGAATCGGCCAGCATGAATCGAGCGCCACGAGCGCGGTAAGCCGAGTTAACCGAGTGGATCAAATCAATCAAGTCGTCGTAGATAACCGAAGTGGTTTGACCAGTAGTGCCGGTTTTGCCGGTTGCGGCGCGAGCCATTACGCCGTAAGGCTTCGACGAACCGTCGCCGGTGGTGTAGTGGGTGTTGGTAATGCGCGCCAATCGGGTTGTCAGTCGATTGGCGACGAATGCAACAACGTCGATTGCCGAATCTGCGACCAGTTCCCACGGCAGCGCGATTTTCTTCGAGCTGTATTTATACGGGTTAACCGCTACAGTGCCGAAGGTGATATCTGCGCCGGTTGCCGCTGCGTTTTCCGCCACGATCTCGCCAACTTCTGAAGTGCCGTCAGATGTTGGGTAATTCAGCGCATTTCCGCCCTGAGTGCTGATGATTTGCGCTACTTTACGCATGCCGCCGAATGCTTTAAGCGCATCAACGACCATTGCAGCCACTTCAGACGGTACGGTGTAGCCACCTTCAGACGACGTGGTGGTGCTCATCGCATTGCGGATAGCGACAGCCTGATCAGGCGATACATTGCTGCCGTTGCGCAGATACAGAGCAACAGCCTGCATTGCATCAATCGAGCCTTCCGGCTTTTTCTCAGCCAGTTTGCTTGCGTTGTCGAAGAACTTGTCAGCATCCAGTTCGCGCATACGCTCAATGGCTTTAACCTGATCGCGGGCCTGCTCGATCTGGTTGGTCAGTTCGTCGAACTTGGCCTGATCTTCTTTCGACCAAACTTGATCGCCTTTTTCAGCCAGGATGTGGTTTGCTTGGTTTGCGAGGTTTGCAATTTTCTCGCGCAGTGCGGTGATATTGGTCATTTTGACCCTTTCAGAAATGAAAAAACCCGCTCGAGGCGGGTCTGTTCAGGGCATCCGGCCCTGCGCGGTCTTGCTGCGCGAGAAGCGCTAGGCAATCAGGGCAAGTCGCAGCCGGTTAGCGTTTGCTGCGGACATAAAAAAACCCGCCGGAGCGGGTTCTGTTGATTTGATTGTTTCTTCTGGTGGGGCTGGGTCTGGCTTCGGCGCGTTGGCGTAGGCGGACAGGTTCCAGGTGTTTTTCACGTCTGACTTACTGGCCACGCGGTCGATAAAACCGGCGTCCTTAGCCTCGTTGGCCGTCATCCATGTTTCTGCGTCCATCATGGCGCGGATTTCTTCGGCTGATTTTCCGGTTTTGCTGGTGTAGTCGTTGACGATGCTGCCTTCTACCTTCTCTATCACGTCGGCAGTGTGGCGCAGTGCCGCTTTATCGCCGTAGGCCATGCCGTGGACGTTGTGGATCATGAATGCGGCACCGTCCGCCATTTCTACCTCATCGCAGGCGAGGGCAATGCTGGTTGCGGCTGAAGCGCATAGCGAATCGATCTTAGCGACGGTCTTGCCGCGAAATGCGCTGATCGCCGCCATGATGGCACGGCCTTCGAACACGTC